CCAAGTTAACTGTTTCTGCAGATGACATGAACGAAAAACCTGATCTTCTGTTCTTTAGGTAACACATACCATAACATCTTTTATCTGCTTTACAAGCTTCCCAAAATATAAAAAACAATCTATTTGCCTCTCTAAAATCTGGTGCGCCTACATCTATCTTGCTCCATTGCAAGTACATATAGTGAGTTCCTGGTATCCAAGTTGGTTTTCCATTGTTATTAAACCAGAAACCTTCTTCCCTACGTTTAAACTCTTCGTCTATATAATCGTGCCATTGTTCTTTTTGATCATCAGGATATGCTCTCCAGTCAAATATATTCTTTAAACGCTCAAGTTCTTTAGGTTGTTCAAACCTAATCCACTTATTTTTATCGTTGCTATACACACTCTTCGGTACTTTCGGTAATGCTATAGCTAGATTCTGTATCTCTATAATCTCACCGATCTGACCACTATGTGATAACACTATAATATCATGGTCTTTATCATAACCGTATTTCCACTTCTTACCTTTGTTAAGTCTACTGATAGTAGTTTTCTTAACTGGCTCGATAGTCTTAACTAAATCTTGCTCGTACATTATTTAGATCTACCTTCTGCAAATCCCTTGAATACTTTTGCTTTAACCTCTTCTGGTGTTTTTCCCTCGAGTAAGTTTTCTTCTTCTTGGATTCTGTTAAGTATTTCAAATGCATCGAATATAGCTAGTTTTTTAGTAGCTGCTGCATTTTTAAGTCTATCTGCTGTTAAGTCGTCATCTGAATCTACAATAGCTTCTTTAGCAACTTTAATCAGCTCTTCAACTGCTTTGTGCCCAGCTTGGATTATACTCTTCTTCGTTTCCTTGATGTTCATATTTGATTGTAATAAAATTAGATAATACTCTGTATAGTCTCTCGCCATCAACGACAAACTCGTATTCACTTCCTGGTTTAAAACCAATCAGATCGTCCACCTCTACCGTTCCGTCTGAGTATTTAACAATACCTTGTAAAGGTTTTTCAGATTCAGTGTTAAACTGATTCGTAGCTTTTAAAGGTATTACAAAGCAATATCCTTTTGGAGCTTTCCACTTGTCATCTTTTTTGTATAAAAAGATTTGATCTTGTGTTATAAAATAAGTAGATTCATCAAAATAACTTCTACTATTCTTTTCTCTACCCTTAACGTCGTGCCATCTTCTAAACACATTGTGATGTACTAAAACTGTATCACCGGGTTTTATATCTGTTTGTCCTACCATAGGTGTAGATACAACGATAGCTTCTCTATTTACATATTGATGGTTAAATATCTCAGTATTAAGAATAAGCTTTCCACCATTTACTTCTTTTGTATTATTGTATCTATCTCCTTTTGGCGTCACAACAAAGTTGTACACGCTTTCCATTAGTATTCTAGATTATATTCTACAGACACAGCCATGTTCTTGTTAAAATCCTTCCAAGGTAATACGTCTTTATTTTTTTTAATATAGATAGAAAACTTATCGTCCTCTTCTATGATATCACAAATAGTATGACCACCATACACTTCTTGCCCCACGGCATAGTGCATAGCGTCATTCTTATAATTTGATCCGATACTAATCTTTCTTATTAGCTTCGACATCGTAATTTATTGTTCCATCTTGGATATTAATATCTACAGTACCATACTCTTTCTCAAGCTCAGTTTGTAATTTACCTAACTCTTCTTGAATACCGTTTATCTGGTGCATCAAGTTGTGTTTCTTAACTTCCATAGAGCCTAATTCTATCTGACCTCTATTGATGTTACTTACTACTTCTTGAATACTCTTTAACTGTTCGTCAGTTATCTTTGCAGGTTTAAGGTCTACTACCTCTTCTTTTGTTGCCATAATTTAATTTAATTTAAGTTAATTGTTAATTGTTTTTAATATCCAAAGTAGAATATTACTCCACCAGCTGTGGAGGTTGGAGGCGTAAAACTATCCCACCTTCCATATATTGTTAGTCCAGCTGGGAATGAAGTAGCAGCATCTGATTCCGCAGCACCACCACCGTTGCCAGCAACAGCAGTTGTATGACTAAAATAAGCTGCATCAGGATTATCCGTAGAAGCTACTAGTGTAGACAATACTGTTGCTTCTAAAAAAGTTATAGCTATTATTTTTTTTCCAGTTGGAGGAGTAACTTCAACAGCCTCGTCGCTAAAACCACTACCAAACTGTCCTAATTGATCTGTTCCTATGTTAAATCCCATAATTTTATTTTTTTACTTTTTCTAGTGATCTACCGCCAAAGTAAGCGCCGATCACGGTTATTAATACTAATTGCAAAAGATCTATATAAGAATCTTTTACGTTAAATTTTATTGCACCTGCATCTATAAATATCAATAGCATGGTGCATACTATTAAAAAAATCAATACCATTGGTCTAACGTTTTTACTTAGCCAAGAGTCTGATTTTAAATCTGCTTCCCAACGAGATGTTATATTCTTCTCCATCTCTATCTCGTAGTTAGCAATTAATTCTTTTATTTTTCTTTCTGCCTCTAGCTTTTCTTCACCAGAAGTATGTAAGTTATCTATTACTCCGCCAACACCTTTTATAAGTTCTGTTGCTCCACCTGAAAATAGTTTACTTAACATAGTTTATTTTTTTGCAAATTTTTCTACACCACTTATACCGAAGCATCCTAACACTACAAATACAAATGAATCGTATACAAATTCGTTTATTATTAAATCTTTACCTACATAACCAGTTACGAGGTCTACTATCATTATCACACACATTATTGAAAATGCAATAAAACCTATGATAGATTTCTCGTTCCAGTTGTTATTATCTTTAAATATCTCCATTACCACCATTGTTTGCGTCTTTTTCCCAAGGAAAACCAGTGTCACCAGCTTCTTTCCACTGACCGTCTACAAGTATTGAATCAACACCATTAATATCTTTTCTTTCAAATCTTTCTCCATTATACATAATATGGTTGTCGTCATAAGCTAGTTTACCAAGCTTCATATCTGTAGCGTGTCTCATTTCGTGGTTTATAACTTGACGATCTTCATAGCTTCCAGGCACTACATTTTCATTAACAAATATAGATCCATCCATATTAGCTTCACCCATAACACCTTCGTCTAATGGTACTCTAATAACAGGTGTACCAGGTACAGAGCCGTCACCACCAGCTTGTTTACCAAAACGCATTTTTGTTTTGATTTCACCACTGACAGCATAATTACCTCTATTTGTTCCTAGTTTAAATCCCATTATCTATCTTTATCTTTAATCATATCATCTATAGCTTTATTATAAACTTTATCTGTATATGACTTATTATTGTAAAATACACTTCTATCTGAAGTGGGCAAGTCTTCCTCACCTAATAGGATTCTATACATCCTACTTATTACTTGCGAACATTTAAACGAGGTTTTAAATACAGAGTACATTATAGTAGTTCTGTTTCTATGTCTCCACGTTTCTATCCACCCATCTCTTTTAAGTCTTTCCCAACGGTTTTTGTCCCAACTCATAGTATAAACTCCGTCAATAAAATCCTTTCGTGTAAATCTTTTTTTACAATCTAAATAAATTAATAATTCTATATCTGCGTCATTTAACCCGTAAGTTTTACAGACCCACTTTCTAGTGAGCCTGTAATACTTAAGGATATTCATTTCACGCAAATCTTGCGCGGTTAGTCTCACTAAGCTATAGCTAATAACATTTTAGTAACACCAGCTTTAGCTAAACCTCTACCAATAACGTTGTTTTGTTTATCCCAACAAGTTATAACGTTACCTCTTTCGGTAATATTAGCGTTACAAACTTCGTAGATATAATCCGCTATAAGTTTAAATTCTGCGCCGTCATTGTCAGGGTGAGTTAAAGTAACTGTATCGTCAGCAGTACTTCCGTTAGAAGATTTAAACTTTAAAACTGTTGAAGTGTCAGAAGCACTATTAACAGCTAGAAGTCTATCAGCTCTAAAACAAGCCTCAGTACCTTCTACAGGTATAAGTGATATAGTTACAATATCTCCAGCTGAGATTGTGATACCATTAGTACCATCAGCACCTTGATTAGCAATAACAATATCATTTGTAGATATTGATTTACCCGAATTGTTAACTGTAACTGTTTCACCAGCATCTACAGCGCCATCGCTATAAGCGGATCCACACTTAGTAGTTTGAGCTTCTAAGAATGTAACCTCAACTTTAACCTCTGTGTCAGCTGCTACGTTTAGGTCCCAGTTAGCATCTCCATTTATTGTGAAGTTGGTTTGAGCATCAGTAGCAACAAATGTCTGACTACCGTTTTCTCTGAAATATAAAAAATTTGTTTTCATGTATATATATGTATTAGTCAGCAGATGTAATAGCGCAAGCTGTTACTCCGTTTATGTTAAACACTCCGTCTTCTTTATCTGATACAACTTGAAATGGACTGTTGTTTTTTTCAGCGTTTATCATAGAAACTAAAGCTCCTATAACGTTCTTATGATCTCCATCAGTATGCGTTAAAGTGACTACATCTTCACTAGAGCCAGTTCCATCTCTTGGCACAAAGTTAATTGTAGTTGTTGTAGCTGAAGCAGCAAAAATTGCTGTAACAGATGATGTTGGATACATTGCTAGTTCTGCGTTTGCGTCAGGAGCACCTGTATCGTTTGGGTTTGTAAAATATAAGTATCTTTCCATGGTTAAGCTATTGATTCTATAGCAGTGAACGGGTATAAAAATTTAGAATTTTCCGTGTCTGCAATAATTGTTAAACCTCTAGATTGTCCTGCTAATGCGCCTGCTAGAACCTCAGCCGCTTCTTTTGCTTTTCCTGCAGCTATTGTCAATGATACAATAACCGCATCTGCCGTACCGTCTTCTTCTAAAAACGAAACTTGCATTGTGTCTGCATCCGCCATGTCAATTCCTAAGAAGTTCCTTGCAGGGTAAACAGCACGCTCGTTAGCGTCTTTTGAAAAATAAAGCATTGTTTCTTTTGCCATAATTTTTTGTTTTTTTAATTAATTAATTGTTTTATGTTTTTAGTTTTGGGTTCGTGGGTTATGGTTTAGGTTAATCTACTAGAACCACGTCACCATCACGAATAACTCTATAAAGAGTATCTTTCCATGATATGTCGTGTCCAGCATGTTTATCGTAATATATCGTGTCACCATCTTTTAATCCTTCTACAAGATTTCCACACGATATTATTTTTGCTTTTAAATAACGGTTATCTTGATCAGTATCATCTGTCATGATCAACCCAGCAACCTTTTTAGGCTCTGTCTTTATTTTATCTACTATTATATATCTATTGATTGCTTTCATTTGTTCTCATGTTTGAAATTACACAATCTGCAGATATAATAGTTGAAACAACACTTACTGCATTTTTAAGTGCTGATTTAGTTACTAGTACTGGATCTATAATACCATCTTCAATCATACTAACACATGATCCAGTTATTACATTGATACCTTTGCCTTCTTCACCACAATCACACTCTTTAATACCAGCGTTGTCAAGAACGGTAACATAAGGAGCTTTAATTGCTTTTAGTAGTATCTCTTCGCCTACCGCTTTAGCGGTGATTTTCTGAGATGCATTTAACAGTGCCACGCCTCCTCCAGGCACGATCCCTTCTTTTAAAGCTGCTTTAGTAGCGTATATTGCATCTTCTATTCTATCTTTCTTTTCTTTTAGCTCTACTTTAGAATCAGCACCTACTTTTACCATACCTACTGATCCTGATAACATAGCTAGTCTTTGTCTATGTTTCTTTTGTATAAACGGGTTTTTCTCCCATTTATCTATAGTTTTATTAATGCTAGCTATTCTTTCCTCCATTTGTTCTTGTGGAGTCTCTATAGTAAGAACTGTATTTTTATCATCAGTTATAGCTGTATAAGCAACTCCTAGACAATCTATATCTATAAGATCTAAATCATCACCAAGTTCTTCGTTTATAACTTTAGCTCCTACAAGAAAAGCAAGGTCCGCTACAGTATCTTCTTTAGTGGGACCAAAGCCTGGTGGGTCAATTATATTAATTTTTATGTTACCTTTAACCTTATTCATAAGAAGTGCAGCTTTTACTTGCTGATCAACTGGAGCTACGATTAATAAAGAACGTTTGTTTTTTATAACATGTTCTAATATCTTTTGTATTTTTCTTATATTAGGTATTTCCGAAGATACTATTAATACTAATGGGTTATCAAGCTCACAAATTTGCTTGTCCTTATCAGTAACGAAATGTGGAGATGTGAGTCCTGAATCTACTTGTACGCCGTCAACTACTTCGACATATGTTTCTTCAGTTGGTGACTCTTCCATTAATACCACACCATCCTTACCTACTTTAGTATAAGCTTCTGCTATAATCTCTCCTAGCTCCTCATCATTATTACAACTAATTGAACTAACAGATTTCAGCATATCGCCCTCGATCTTGACAGAAATCTTATCTAGGTAATCATTAACCTTTGTAAGACCGGATTTAATCCCGTCTTTAATTTCTCTAATGCTAACATCACTTGCGTTAACCTCTTTTAATAGTGATTCGGCAAGGACAGTAGCTGTAGTAGTACCATCACCTGCTTCTCTCACTGTGTTTCTAGCAGCTTCTTTAATAAGGGTTGCACCCATATTTTCAACCGGGTCAAATAAGACAACAGATTCTGCTACTGTTACACCGTCTTTTGTTATGACCGGGAGTCCTCTGGCGTCTTCGTATATAACGCACTTTCCAGATGCTCCTAGGGTTGATTTTACTGCTTTAGCTAGCTTTTCAACGCCAGCTACTATTTTACTATTTGCGTCGTTGCCAAAGTTTACGTCTTTGACAATCTCGCTTGGTTGATTGTATTCCATGTATTTAATTAAATTTAATTATATTGTACTCTATTCGAAAGTTTTTACAACCTTTGGCCCTTTCGTAGCCTCTAATTTTTCAGTAAAGTGCTTTACACTGCCATTTATTGCAGTTTCCGCTCCTTCTATTGTTTCTCTACGCGTAACATCTTGCCATTCGCCTTCTTTATCAGGGTTTAAGCACTCTGTTTGGTAAAATCCATTAGGTAATTGGGTAATTCGCCAGTTTTTCTTCTCAGCGAGGTGTTTCCAATGGTTAATTGTTGTTTCATTCGGTTTTAGGTTGCCAGTGTATGTACTGGTCTTGTAGTATAAATAAGTCATTTTTGGTTTTTTTGGTTAATTGACTAGGTTTAGGGTCTATCCCTATTTAAAATTCAGGTCCAAAATCTATAGTTTTGTCGTATTTTAATTTATTTTTATCGTAATACTTTCTTCTTGCTAATCCTTTTAAACCTTTTAAGTTTTTGTTGTGATCTGGTTTTTTATTAGCATCAGATCTTTTAACTCCAGTAGAATTATCAGCAGATTTGTTAACTTTTTTATCAACTTTTGTCTTCATAAGCTTTTGGTTAGGCACTAAATTACCTTCTAGCTTCTTTTTAGTTGTAAATTCTCCTACTTTAGCTTTAGCTTTAGCTTTAGGTTTAGCTTTAGGTTTAACATTACCTTTTCTAGCTGCTTTTTTTGCTGCTTGTCTTTTTTCAAAGTTAGTTAGGCCACCTTCGTTTTTAGCTTTTTGAGCATCTTGTCTTTTTTTAGTACCTTCTTTACCTAAACCTTTAAAAAAGTTAGATAATTTACCTTTTTTAGACAAAGGACTATTGCCTAGTTTCATTTTAAATGCCATAATTATGTATTTTTCATTTTTTTAATACTAAAGCCTTCTCTTTTGGTGCCTTTGCCGTCATTACCTCTATTAGCTTTAATTGATTTGAATCTACCATCCTTGTGATCGTAGTCTTTTCCTTTTATATTTTTACCTGCTTTAATCGCTTCTCTGCGTTTCTTTTGATTCTCACGCTTTTTCTTCTTACCATGCTCAGACATCATAGCCTTTTTATCTCTAATAGCTTTCGCTTTAGCCGCTTCTGGCGATAATTTCTGTTTTAATCTTATTGGTGATGAGTTCATACGTAGTATGATTACACACTTATCTTACTATTTACTAAAATGGTATTGTAACTACTATAGAACCAAATGTAGAACCTATTATATCAGCTATAAGATCACCTTTTTCAGCACCACCATTTCTAGCATCATATATTTCTTTACCAATACCTATAGCCATACCAGTTCCTATACCTATAAATATAGCTTTTCTTTTGTTACCAGTTTTCTTTAATACATAACTTGTAGTAGCAGATGATATAATATACGTATATCCTACGTGTAACTGCTTATCTTGATGTAAAGACAAAACATTTAAACTTTGCGCGCTGCAACTTATACTTATTAGTAGTAATCCTATTATTTTAACCATTTATAAATCCTATTATTTTTAATGTACATTATACCTTTAGGTATAGAGGTAATCTCTCTACCTAATAAGTCATATATTTTGTTATTTAATAATATTGGATTTAATTCATTAACATGTGTAATTGTATTAACTAGTTGCCACGCACCGTTTACAAACACTACATACTGGCATGTATCACATATCCACACTGGCGATAAGTCATAACACACTTTAATAGTGTCAAACCTATTTATATGAGGAAACATACCTACATCACCACTTGCTGAATAACATTGCTCTGTATCACAAACTCCCCACATAAACGTAACACTGTCAGAAGAGTGATTAGTACCTATAAGCGTTAATGTCTGCCCACTACCTATACTATATGATACGGAGTCACACACGGTTTGCGCGCTCATATATGTAGTACATAGTAGAAATATCGCTATAAGTTTATTCATATATTTATAGTTACTCGAATATAATTTTATTTAAAGTGTGACAATTGCCTGTTACTATCTACTATTAACTAGCTAATGTCACAAAAAGTATTGTAAATATTGGAGTATAGTGTAGCCCCCCCTCCCCCCGGCGCTAGTCACAAACTAAAAACGCTTTTGTTTTGGCCCACGGGCCCCTTGATCATATCATTTTGCTAGAATTTTTTACGTTTTGCCAGGGCCACAGCTATATGTATTATGCTGACCTTGTCACAAACTAGTTACGACTACACCCAGATAATATACATAGATAATAACTAAACTAAATACTACTATGTCAAAAGAAATTAACAACATCACTACTAAAAGATTCGTAATCCGTAAATCATTAATCGGTAAGCATAC